GCTACGGCTACGGCGACGGCTCCGGCTACGGCGACGGCTACGGCGACGGCTCCGGCTACGGCGACGGCTCCGGCTACGGCTACGGCGACGGCTCCGGCTACGGCTAACAACCATCTGCCAGCGAATGGCATCGAGCCATTCGCTGGCACTTCAGGAAAGAGAAAATCATGCCACGCGAAACCAGACTGAAACAACCACCTGCCATTCCACAAGACGCGGCACACATGCCATTGCTGCAAGCCTTGGGCGTCAGCATCACCAAACTGCTGCCAGATGGCATGCGCTTCACACTCGTCACATTCAATCGTGCAGGCCGCGTTCAAAATTACATTTCAAGCCATCGACCCGCCATCGCACACCCGCACAAAGTGCGCCGTTGGAAGCGGCGATAACCAATGACCCACACCGCCACCACCCTGCAAAAGCGCCGTCTGCTTCCTCCCCAGCTTGGCGTTTCGTCTCCCCGTGGTGGCCACACTTCCCCTGTTCTTGTTGCTGGCGTACACTCACCGGAACAGGGGAAGACTTCGATGATCAAAAATCGCATCGCACCGCGCCACATTGACATGCGGCCACAGGCCAATGGCACCTTCCGCCCGCGCTTTGCACCGGGTGCCCGCCTGCGAAAGCTGGGCCACAAAAGCTATGACCTGAAACACCCCAATGGCGAATGGTTCAGCTTCGAGGAATGCCACGCTTTCAGCCGCAAGATTGAAGCCAGTACAGCCGAAAGCCGTCACCCCGTGGAAACACGGGGCCCATCTTCACCCCACATCAAAACCTTGGGCCAACTCTGCGAAATCATCTTCACCCTGCCGGAATTCAACGGCGGTGAAGCCATCGGCAAGCGCATCACCAAGGGCCTATCACCCAAAACCGTGTGGGGTTATCGTCACAACAAGAATTGGGTGAAAGCCGCCTGCGATCGGCTGGCACAGGAACCCCGCGCCAAGGGCCTCAACATGTGGGATGCACCGGCCAACCAGTTCACGCCCTCGGCCATGCAGGCCATCATCGACAATGTGCATGAGCAATCCGGCCTTGCGTCAGCCCGCGCCACCCGCGCCTTTCTGTCAACACTGTGGACGAAGCTGGGCGCCAAGGAGCAAGGGGCAAACCCCTTCATCTTCAAACAACTCACCCGCATGGAAACCTTGGAAGGCACATTGGCCCCATGGTCAGTGGAACAATTCCTGCACATGGTGGCAACAGCAGACGCTAACAACCGCCCCGAACTGGCCGACATGTTCATTTACGGCGTGTTGCACGGCCAACGCCAGTCTGACCGCCTCGTCATCACCATTGAAAGCGAAACCGAAACCCACATCACCGTGAAGCAGTCTAAGCGCGGCAAGGTGGTCACGTTAACCAAGCCCGCCATGCTGGCCACGAGGCTAGAAGCCGCCAAGAAACGCCGTGCCAAAGCCAACGTGCACTGGCCACACTTGTTCATTGACGAAACGGCGGGAAGGCCATGGGCCAAAGAGGGCGACCATTACCGCCATGTCTTCGCACAGATCCGTGACATTGCAGCCATCACCATGCCCAGCTGCAAAACCCTGCTGGAAAAATCCCTGCGCGCCACCAACCAAACATGGGCCGCACACGCGGGAACCGACCCCAAAGTGCTGGCCAAAATGGCAGGCCACAGCCCGTCAAGCTTTGCGCAACTGCAAAAGAAACACTACGTCGCCCCCGATCAACAGCAGGCCGACGCAGCCGTAAACCTACTAGAAGCCACAATCATATCAGCCATGGCAGGCGATAAGGAGGAACTGGGATGATGGCCACGAAAAAAGTTGTTGAGCGATTTCAACGTGTGCAATTGCGTAAGGCCCTTCAACTCAAAATCAGCCCTGCGCTTGCAGCCAAAAAAGCCGCGCAAGTCGAATTTGGAGAAGCGTGGCAGCGCCGCCACCCACCCGTCATTCCGGCGAAAGCCGGAACCCAGCTTAAGGAGGAGGAAGCATGAGCAACGCATTTCCTGGCGCATTTCGCATTAATGAATATACTTGGGGGTTTCCTTCGCCAGCAACAGCCGAAGAGAGAGACGCCGCCCGCGCCGCCTATGACGCCTTGCCAGAACTGGAAAAAGCCAAGCAGGCCTATGCTTACGGCGAAGGCGGCACGCTCTATGACATGATCGAAGCATACCGCTATTCTATCGACGGCAAACCTCGCCCCGAACACTGGCAACCGCGTGATGAACACTTGCTGGCCATGTGGATGGCTATGCCAGACCCATCGGATTGCTGATCATGCCCATTCGCCCTAGCCTCGGCCTCATCGCAGCGGGTGAAACCCCTGACTGCCCTCACTGCGATCACGATATGTCAGACGCCACCATCACACTCGAAATGCTGGTGGCCTGCCTGGGCCCCAGCGTTGACAGCACTGGCCCCTTCACACTTGAAGGCCGCGTACCAGTGCTTGAAGACGGTTATGCCAACGCCAATGAACACTACTTCCCCATCTTCACGTGCCCGCATTGCCAGAAAGACAGCATCTTCAACACTGAAGGTTCAGTCGCACAACTCACTCCCATGCGCACTGACAAAGATATGCTGTTTTTGAAGCGCAACAAAATTTCCGATATCGACAACGGAAAATTACCGTAATTCACGCAAACTCGCATCCGGTAAAACAGATTGTCCAATCTTTTCAACGGCTCACCTCCAACTTTTAATCAGAGGGTCGTGGGTTCGAATCCCGCTGGGCTCACCAATCTTTTCAATAACTTACTTAAAACGATCCGAGAACAAATCGGACGAAATAGGGCAAAATCGGGCGGCAAAACGTCCGATGGTCGGACGGGCACCCGAAAATCAGATGCTTTGTTCCCCACTTGTTTCGAACAAAAAAGGCCCCGCTTGCGCAGGCTTGCCAACCGCAAGACCCTTGGAAATTTGCCTTGCCATTATGTCTCTTGGCGTTAAATATATTCGTTAATGCGGCGGCGTGGAAAGCAGACACGCAATCGAACCGAAGAAATCTGTTCCGTTTGAGGCATCGGCGGCATGGTAAGTTGAGGTCGAATGTTATTAGCTCAATTGAGAGCAGGGCCAAGGCATTGGTTCAGGTTGTGGGTGAAGCCCCCACATAACACATCCGGAGTAGCGACCGGACCGCAGAACCACTTCCGAACATTCATCAATAAACACAACCCCACAAAAACGGCCCCGCCGAAGCGAGGCCAGTTGAAACAGGGAGGCATCAAAACACAGAGTGGAACGAAACAGTTCACTCAAAGACAACACATACGCACACTCACAAAACTCATCACATCGTCGGATAATCCGTGCCGAGGTATTCAGTCCAGCCCACTGCAATCGAAGCTCGCACCGTGCCAGCCGCGCCAAACAAAATACTGTTGCGCACTGAGAAGCCTTCATTCTGTTGAAAGATCATCGGATCATCAAAGGTTGAGGTTAAATCCATGACGCTTTCAAAACTCGCATCCTGCACTGTGGCCGCAGCCGCCAGCGTTTTGCCCATGCCAGTGAGAATGGAAGCACCTGTCAACGTCTTGGTGCCAACACCCAACGCTGCCGTGGTGGCAATGCGCATATCCCCCACTTTCGATTGCGGGTAATTGGTGCGCCGCATCAGGTTGGCGGTCGATGGCACAATAGCTGTGCCGCCCGTGCCGCTGGCACTCCAAGCTGTTGACGGCTGCACATCGAAAGCCAATTCCTGTGCCGCCGTAAAGCCGGTGATGACAGCATAGCGCACCTTCAAAAATTTCAGCACACACAGGTTGACGTTATCCGTCCACCGGAACTGGAAAATTTCAGCATTTGCCGCAAGGGCCGCAGGCAACAAGCCCGTAAAGCCTGAATAGCGATAAGCGCCCAACGCATCATGTGGATAAATAGACACGCGCCCCGCCTTGTAGGTCGGGTCCACTTCCATCATGTTGGCACCACTGATGCTTTCAATTTTTGCCATGTCTCATTCTCCTAAACCAAAATATAATTGACGTTGCGCTTGCCGCTGAGAAGCCCGCCACGCGCCGAGTAAACCAGAAGCCGCACTTGACCGGCCGTTTTGCAATGGCCCGCCACACACACCGGGTCCATTTCCAATTCGTCTTCCGCCACCCCGGCAGGCATGTTCAAGCTGGGTGAAGCCACAATTTTCTGCCCTATAGTGGCACCCACATGGGCAACATCAAAAAACCGCTGCCGCGCCGAAGTGGTGAAATTCACTTCCACCGTGTTGATCGTCGCCCCACCGCCACCGCCCGTGTTGTCGGCCTGCCAAGCCGTGTCAAAATCCGTGGCCGAAAGTTTTTTAAGAACCTGCCCAGTGGTGCCACCAGCGGGCACACCTTGGCCATCAGCACCATCAGCACCAGCCGGACCAGCCACGCCTTGAATGCCTTGTGGACCTTGTGGGCCGGGCACTGTGCTATCTGCACCAGCAGGCCCTTGAGGACCTGCAACACCTTGAATGCCTTGCGGACCAGCGGCACCCGCAGGGCCTTGTGGGCCGGGCACTGTGCTGTCAGCACCAGCAGGCCCTTGAGGCCCCGCAACACCTTGAATGCCTTGCGGACCAGCGGCACCAGCAGCACCCGCAGGGCCTTGCGGGCCGGGCACTGTACTATCTGCACCAGCAGGCCCTTGCGGACCAGTGGCACCCGCTGCACCAGCAGGGCCAGCCACCCCAGCAACACCCTGCGCACCCTGCATGGCCTCTGCAATCACTGTCAGTTCACCGGAATTTTCCGTCACCAACTTAAAGGCCCCGGCATCACCCACCATCAGGGCAAGGCCGCCGTCTTCATCCTGCACCGTGAACGTGGCATCAGCGACACCATCACCAAAGGTGAAGCGGGCTTCGCGGGCCGCGTTTATGACAAAGGGTTCGGTCACAGTTTCACCGCAAACAAACCGGCTCCACTGCGAAAGCGGCTGTTGTCGGCATTCCACACATTGGCCACGATCAGCAATTGCGCTGCATTGGCGCTCACAGCTGCAATGTTGGCGCTTGTCACATCAAAGTAATAGCGCCCCACATCACCGCCCGTTTGCGGCATAATGGTTGCTGCCACTTCCACCGCATTGCTTTCATCCGGCATGGCCAAATAAACCACAAGGGTTTTTCCCGTCAAATCAGCAGGGCCAGTTCCCACTTCCAGCAAGCCATAAAGCCGTTGCGTGGCGCGGTTCTTTTTCAGGAATGCGGCCATTACTCACCAGCCTTTCGCGTTTGACGAGATAACAAAACCTTTATATCGCTTTTGATTTCTGAAACGTCTTTTGCCACTTCTTTCAAGTCGGCCTTGGCTTCAACCCGAAACTCTTCCAACTGCTCCATTTTTGCAGCCATGGTGGAATAGGACGAAACGCCCGCCACACCATAGGCCAGCAGCACAATGGCCGTGGCAACCACTGGCCAAAATTTCATAAACTGCCCCCGCGTTTGATCGGTCATGTGCCGCCCCTATCTGCTTTTCTCGAATGGTCGCGCCAAGAAGAACGCGCCAACCATAGTCACCAACACCCAGTTCATCTGGTCGCCCAGCGGACGGGTAACGCCCCAGCCAAGCACCATGTCCCACACCACAACTTTCCAGATGTAAACAACAAACGGCGCTGCAAATGCAGGCCTGATCCAGCGTGTCATCCACGAGCCTTGCTCGGCAATCAACACAGCTTGCCGCGCTGAAAGCTGGGCAATGTCCATATCAGCTTGCAAGGCTTCCGTTGCATTTTTGGCAGCAAGCTTGGCTTGGTAAGCCGCGTTTAATTGCTTGCCAATGGCAGCAATGCCACCACCCGTTAACCAGCTGAGAAGTGCAGTAAACATCACAGCCACCGATCAATCACTTTCCGCGCCACATTGCGGAAATAAATCACGGCCATCCAAATGGCGGTAATCGCCATCGGCACAAGGTCCACCACCATGCCCTGCAATTCGACGGGTAAGCTCACGCCATAATGGCGCTGCAACCAAAACGCCACAATGCCCACCATCGCCAATAAATTGGCACGGCTTTGCCATGCGGCTTGCGTATTATTTGGGTTCATGGGATTTACTCCTGAAGTTTAAAACCACAACGATGATTGCAATCAAAGCTAACGCACAGCCACCCAGCAGCAGCACACGCTCCCACGGAAAGCCCGAAGCCGCAGCAATGCCACTACCCGCCACAACAGCAGCACCAGCCGCAGCGCTGCCGTCAATGCTTGGCGAGGCTGGAACAGTAATCACCTCATCTTCAAGCTGTTCAGCATGGGCAACAACAGGTTTCATCGCTGCGGGCTTTGCAGCTGGCGCACCATCACGCTTTGCCTTTTGCAGCACTGCCAAAATCTTGTCGTGATAGCCAGCAATCAGCTTGGCCTTATCGGGCAGCGGTTCACCTTTTTTACGGCCATTGATGATTGAACGCGCCATGACCGGATCATCTTTCGTGGCGTTGAAAAAATCATGCAGTTGATATTTGGTGAAGCTGTCTTTCGCCGTCACCCCCGTGGTCATGCCTTCAAATAAAATCGCCACGGCCACAGGCACCAGCAGCGCCATGTCAGGGTCGGTGGTCAGCGGCAGATTGAGGGTGCTTCGAAATTTCAGATAGTTGTCATACCAGGTGATTTGTGAAAACCCACGGCCGTAGTAAATCTTGCCCGTCAGCTTGTGCGGCACACCATATTTCTTGCCCTTGCCACGGCCAATTTCCCGCACGGATTTAAACCGCGCCTCATGCCAAACGGTTGCCAGAATATAAGCCAGCCACCGCACATCCGGCAGCGCGCGTCGCTCAAACTCCGAGACAATGGCGGCAATGGCCGTCACCTGCGGTTCATCAAAACCCGTAGGATTTAGCGCGGCCTTTAATCCTGCGAATAAGATTTTGCGATTGAATGTCATCATATTACCCCTTCCAAAGCCGTCGAAACAGCAGCAGCACCCAAACTTGAAAAATGAATGCCGTCTGTGAAGTTCGACGGGTCAGCAGTCACCAAGGCGTGACCATCAACGTAGAACGTGTTTGCATCTCCGGCAGCGGCTTCGGCTGCTTGAACGGCGGCGCGATACGTTGCTGGTTCAATCGTGCCGCTATAGTCGGCAGCTACTTTTAACGTGCGGTGCATCCCGACATAAATCGGCGTGGTTGGCGCTCTCGCTCTTGCATTTGTAATCCAGCCTTCAACTTGCGTCTGGAAAGGTCCAATACTGACTTGAGGGTAGAAGTTGTTAAAGCCGATGAAATACAAAATCCGGTCATTCGCACCTAAGCCCAATGGAACGGCATTTCCATTTGCTGCAACAGCGGTATCTCCACCATTAGCGATGTTAACGATCTGCTTGCCCTCTCCAACTGCCAAACTATAAACATAGGATTGCACAGTGCGAGGCACAGTGTAGCCGTGAGTGATGCTATCGCCAGCACCGATAATCTTGGCCGTTGGACGTGCCGCCGGGGCTGTGAACGTTGAGCCTTGGGCAACTTCAACGCCCGTGCAATCAAGCCCTGCACCATAAGGCCAAATAACCTCTACGGTTTTACTTCCGGTAGGAAGCGAAAACACAGGCTGGTGTGCCGCTGTAACGTTTGCGGCAACAGGGCAACCGAATTGAGCGTGTTCAACACCGTCCACCAAAACAGAACCAACGCTGTTGAATGTGTCAAGACGTGTGACGAGCGCGTTCCAAAAAAGGCTTAAACGCAGGAAGTCGCTGTTTGTGACAAAGCGCAATCGTGAGCCGGGGGAACAATGCTCGTAACCCGCAACCGACGCTACGGGGCGAATAAAGCGAAGTCGTGTTGCACTGCGCTCTGAAATTGCGGCATAATCGCTCACATCAATCGAGGCATGGTTTGGCGCGTAGCTATCCCATGTAGTAGGTGCAGTAGGCTCCGACAACCGCCAAAACGGAACGCCCATCAGAACATCTCCGTCAAGCGAAGGCGAGGTTGTGCAGCGGAGGCAAGTATTCTGGGCGTTGTCGATCCGGTGCCGCAATAGACACGCGGATTAACAATTACTGTACGGCTTGCGTTTAAGCTTTTGCGAAAATTAATGTTTGCCTGAGTGGGACTTGAAGCTTGAATAAAGTCGGCATAACCGCGTCCCGGAATGCCGCCCGTCACCGTGTCTATATCAACATAAAGATAGGTTGGCGGCGTTCCCGTCCAATTGCAGAATAAATCAACCTCTAACAAGTAACCGCCGCGCCTTGGCAACACGATATTGCCGCCAGACAGGCCGAAAACGGAATGCCGCAAGTAAGTCCCCGCATAGTTTGCGCCTACCCATCCGTTGAGCAGATTACTAGCGCCCGCCGTCAAATCAATATCTGTTGCGGGCAAATCGGCTTGAAGGAAAAATGGGTTTTTGCGCCAATCCAAAATCAACCAACGATCGGACCGTGCAAGCAACGTGACCGTTTCCTTTTGCCAAATGAAAAAATCATCAGTTGCATAGTCAGAAATCAAACTAGAAACTTGACCCGCCGTTGCTTTGAATTGCACTAAACCTGAAACGTCATGCGGAACGGAAAAAGCGATAACCTTCCCAACATTGCTAGCGGCTGGCGGTAACGTGACTTCCAGCGTTTGACCGAGTGACGGCGTAAGAATATGAAGCAGCCCGTAATCTAAAGCACTGACCGTGAAATTTGTTGCATGTAGAACAGGAGAACCAAGGTTTACACCGTAGCTAACCCCTGCAAAATTGGCAGCAGCCGCAGCGGCACCTTGCGCGGCGATGCGCTCGGTTTGTGCCAAGTCAGCAGACGTGTCAGCCTGTGCGGCGGATAATTCGGCATCTGCCGCCGCAACCTCAGCCGCCGCCCTGTCATTAGCAACTTGCGTGACGGCATTTTGAATATCCATCTGCACCAAGTCATCCACATCGCGGCGCAACTCCATGTCGATAATGCGGCTACGGTCAAGCTCCCTGTCCATAATGCGACTGTTGAACTGCCCCGCCTGCACAATGCTTGACGTGCGCTCGATCACGGCAAGGCCACGGCCAGAGATAATATCCCCCGCAAGCGCACCCGCCAGCAGCCGCACGGTAAAGCCGTTGGGGTCATTGGCCGAAATCACCTCATAATCCACATCCAGCACCAGAATGCTTGCAGCCCCGCCACGTGTGCGTGTCACCTCAACGTCATCATCATCCTGAATGCCGAACGAAGCGGCAAAGTCAGTCTGCCCCGCCGTGGCGGTGTAAGGGCCAAAAGTCCTAGGGGAATGCGGTAATGGGAATATTGCGCTCATGATCAGGGCAGAATAACCCCGTCAGATACCCGTCAACGCGTTACCGCGTCTTGCCTTCCAGCAAAACGTTAGCTAAAAAATTTGGGCGTGGGTTCTCCATCCGGATTGACACGAGAACATCTAGCCTTCCAACTATGCGCTTGATAAAGTCTGAAATGGCAGAAACCAGAAATGGTCGCGCGGAGTTGCCCAAGGAAGGGAATAACTGGCAACCTAGATCCGGAAATTTACTGCACCTTCACCTTGGCTCGAGTCCTAGGGGAATGCGGTAATGGGAATATTGCGCTCATGATCAGGGCAGAATAACCCTGATCATGAGTTGTCAACGCGTTACCGGGGTTTCCCGGTAACAAGCCCGCCTAGCGATTGCGCAGCAACCGCGGAAGCGGGCCACCCCTGACAGACTAATTCACCACTTCAAAATTCTTGCCAATATCATGCTCGCCAAAGTCCAAAACCGAACACGGCAGAAACAACCCACGGGAATTCACCTTGCCACCCCACGAACGGGGCTTCACAGGCACCGCACCGGGCAAGCGCCGCAGCACCCATTGCCATTTGCCATCGGCCCAGTCTGTGCCTTTCAGCAATTGCTCAAGGAACGGGTGCTGGTTGGCAATCAGAAAGCCATCTCGGGCCGGTTCCGCCCACAGCCCACACTGTTTCAGGTGGTCGTTGCTGGCGCGGTCGCCTTCCAAAGCGGGGTCAAGGTAACTACGCAGGGTGTAAGCCATGAACTTGCCATCCAGAATATACTGCAACAGGTCCAAAGCCTCGCCCTTGCCGGAATGGCTGTTGATGGCAACCTCAGCCAGTTTCAATTGTGACCACAATTGCCGCGCCCGCTCATGCCCAAACAGGTGGCGCGCTTCCCGCACCATGGCCAGCTTGGTTTGCAACACCGGAATGGCCTCCGAGGTTATGTCATAGGGGTTGGCTTCATGTTGCAGCGCACCCTCCATGGCAAAACGTCCGGTTTTCCGCAGTGCAGGCAACACCTCATGCGCCAGCCAGCGCTTGAACCGTTCGGCGGACGGCTTGCGAGAGGTGAAGATCAGGCGATACACACCCGCCTCTGAGACGATGATCACCGTCTGTTCACCGCCAAGGGTATCATTAGTAGTGATACCCTTTTCATCAGGATCGAGCCTTTCCATGGCTTGAGACGTGTTGCCAATGTCCAAGGCACGGCAAACATCCTTGCCAATAAACCATGGCAGGCCTTCCCGTGAGATAGTTCGAACCAGATTGTCTTCAAATACAAAGGGAGTAATCGCGTTCATGATGAACCTCGTTCTAGAAGGGTTTCGGTTCACCACCAGCCGTGCTTTTCAGGCACCACTGGTGGCGGGGGTTGAAAACCTGTCTAGACACAGGCGGACTTCTTGGGGCGGTTTCCCGCCTTATCCGTCACACCCCCGCCATATAGTGGTTCCTCCCACAAACTTTCGAGGCGGGTGTTCGGTCTAGAATTGGTGGTTTTCAGCCACGGGCAACTTGTGCCATGATTTGTGCTTCAATTGCAAGGGGAAGCAAAAATGTGGAAATGGCCAGCAATTGGCGCAGCTGTTGGATGTGCTTTTCTGGTAGGAAACTTGACAAGATCAACGAGCTCATTGCCATCAGACACACCTGTTCTGATGCGCACTGAATATGGCTTTCGATACTATTACGCGACATTCGACTGCATTCTAAAAGGCAATGCTCAAGCAAACTATGTCGATGACAACTCAAGCCTCGAAATGATTTCCAACATATTTAGTTGGAAAGACAAAGTACAAGCGACCACCTCGAGTAGAGCTCGAAGATTAACCCACGACAGACCTCAATACTACCTGCCTGATCCACTTTGCGCTGCATCAGGTGGTTTTGTGCGCCGCTCACCAAGCATCTCAATCGGGTTATTCTAACCCCTTCACCTTTGCCCTTGGCTTCCGCTTCATGGCCTTGCCGTCCATCTCATAGCCAGCCGCTTTCGCCCGCGCCACAAAGTCTGATTGCAACATGTCGCTGCCGTCTTTCAACAAGCGCTTTTCAACTTCCGGCCATGCTTTTTCCACCACATCCAAGGGCAACACCTTGGCCGTGGCGAACCTGTCAGCCAGTGCCGTGGAAAGCGCAGGTGATACCGCATCAAGCTCACGGTAATAGCCAGCGGTTTCCATCACCTCACGGCCTTTCCACCCCGGCACACCCATCATCACCAAGGCGTTACGCGCCTCTGTCATTGCAAGCTTACTCAGAATGTCGTCAACCGCTCCACGGTCACGGCGTGAAACCTCTACAGGTCCAGCAGCGGTTTCCACCTTTGACTGCATGATATCACGCTTCAAATCATTGATGGCAGTGACAGCCGAACGCGCCCGCGTGAACGGGTGCAAGCGCCGCACCTCGGCCTTGGTGCTGCCAAGCGCAATCCATGATTTGGTGTTGGCGTCTTGCGCATTGAAGAAGTTGGAAGCCGCCACCGCGTCCCCACTTTCCAACAGCGTTTCATAGCTTTTGCGCATGCCTTCAAGCTGACCATTGCGGGATCCTACCAAATCCCAAAACGCCCGCACCGAAGACGCATTGCGTGACACGTCTTTGATGAAGCTGGACGTGATGACAAAATCATCCCATCCGCCAATCGGCTTGTCGCTCATCGCATAATCGGAAAGCGAAAGCGCCGTGCGCCCCAAGCTGGTGGTGAAGTTCAAAATCAACTGGTCAATCGCCACAGGTGGCACATTCACCGCCTGCCCCATGGCGCGTGCCACGGCAGAGGTGCGATCAGCATATTGCAACATCGGTTCGAGCCCTTCCCGATCAACCGGAATAATCTTGTTGCCCGTGCGCAAATCATTGCCCGTGTAATATTCGGTTGCAGTTTTAATGATCGGATTACCAACCAGAATATCAGGCGGCAGAAAGGCCGCTTGCAAACTGGCCTTCACTGTTTCACCCCAGCGCGGGTCGTTCTTCTGCACACCATCAAACACCGCAGGCCCCATGTTGATAAAGGCCATGGCTTCAAACGGTTTGGGGATAACAACCCATGCACCATCCCATTTAAAAATCCAGTTGCGGGCCTTCAAGTCAGGGTCAATGTCATTGTAAGTGTCGTCATCACTCATGGCCGCATGCAGCGCCAAAGTGCCCACCATCACAGCGGAAACCCGCGCCCAAGCCTTCACCGCTTGCGCCCGTTGCGCCTGCTCAGAAACCGTCACACCCTCGCGAAACAACGGCACCACCATTTGCCGCGTGAATTTATCAAGGCCCTGCAAATTCGCATTCAGAAATGGGATCAACCGTGTGATAGGCGTCACCAGTGAACCGCGCCTGTCAAAGTCGATATAGTCCCGCGCTTGAAATGCACCTTCCAGCAAAGCCTCATGTTCACGCAACCCACGGCCCTTGGCCTCCTCGGTGAAGCGGGCAAACAGGCTGAGGCGCATGCCCGTTTCTGAAAGTTCTGTGGCTTCCAAAAAACCCTTGAAGCTTGTGAAGCGATTGACCGCCCAGCCCTTGCGGGCCAAGGCATTCAGGCTGCGGTTGCTGCGGGCATCACGCACTGTGGCCGTGTTGGCCCCACCCATAATGCCACCATACACGTTGTAAGCGCGAGCAATGTCTTTCCCCATCACCTCAGCCGCCATGCCCTTGAAGCTACCGCCCAAGGTTTTGACGGGCGAACCATAAAAAATGAAAGCCTGCATCTGGTCACGAATGAAATTCTTGATCAGGAAGGGAATATCAGCCACCACGCCAATGCGCGCCACCGCAGCAGCCTTCGCCAGTGGCAGCGAAACAGTGTCAAACAACTGCTTTTCTGCCCGCGTCATGCCGGAAAGGGCGCGTTGCATATCTTTGCCAAATTGCCCATCTGCCAAGCGCAACGCCTTCAGCTCACCCCCGTCACGATAAAACGCAATCGCTTCTCCTTTTTCATTGATCACGGCAGGGCGAAAGAGCGTGGTGCGCACATCATCACCAATCGCACCTTCAACCATATCCCGCATGGCAATGTAATCTGCATCGGCAACACCATTGTCTTTCGCCGCCTTGTGCAAGGCTTCCAGCACATCAACCATGGTGGCTTTCATCTGGTGGCTGGGAATGCGCTCGGCAATCGCACCGCTGCCAACGCCAGCCACATTGGCCAAGCGGTCAAGCGCTCGCACCACATCATTGCGGGCAATGGCATTGGCGGTTTCATGGGCATCCATCATCAGGCTTTCCAGCGGGTTCAACACATCGCGGGTCGAACCCTTGAAGCGCTTCACCAAACCACCCTTCATGCTGCCACCGCGCTTGCCGCCACCACCCGCAGCATCACCAACCTGGTCAAAGGCGCGAAGCCCCGGCACATAGTCTTTAATCGCCATGCCAGCGTCCCATTGCTCATGGGTAATCAATCCGGCATCACGTTTCTTGGTCCACAGCGCTTGCGCAAAATCATGCACCATCGGGGCCGCATCCACAAAGGCAGGGAAGGCCTTTTCCAAATCCTTCACATTCTGCGCATGGTCGCCCCGCGTCAGCTTGTCAGGCGGGTTGGGTATCAGGCCTTGGTCAAAGCGCTCCCATTCACCCAAGGCACGGCGGCTCCAAAGATAAGCCCCGAATTGTTGCAAGCGCGCACTGTTAAAATTGGCAAGTGCATTGGCCTTGCCTGTGGCTGTCACCAGTGCATCCCGCAAACTGCTGCTCACCACCTTGCCGCTGCCATATTCGGCAACGCCAAACATCAAATCCTGTTGGCCCGCATTGTAAGCCCCACGCGCCAGCCGTGCCAGTTTGTAGGCATCATCTGACACCTTAAGATCGAGCACCTTCCCTGTGTTTTCAGTATAGATTTTGGCCAGTCCGCGCACCGCACGGTTCACAGGGTGCAAGTCATCAAAGGCCGCGCCATAAAACCGCTGCAAGCGCTCGGCAATGGTGCCGCTCAAGCCTAAATCCTTCAATTCTTTCCGAAGCTTTGGCGCAAACCATCCCACTTCGGATGAAACAATGGTGCTGGCCACCGCCGTGGTGGAAGGTTGTTCAAGCCATGTGCGCCACGCCTTGGCCGAAGTGTCGATCGCTTTCAACACCTCAGGTTCTTCTTTCGCCAGCATCGTCCGAAACGCCGCGTCAAATTGCGGGGCCTGCTGTGCGGCATAGGCCGGGTTGGTCACCATCACCCGCATGTATTCGGCAAAGCCTTCCTCACGCAAAAACTTGGGGTCAGCCCCTTCATAGGCCATGGGCGTCAATTCCGCGTCATGGTCAGCCATCAGCTTTTTCACTGAAGGCCCCACATGTTGCTCCACATGGTGGCCAAGTTCATGCGCCAGCACGTCAAAGTCATCAGCTTTTTTCAGGCGAATAACCCCACTGCCCACCTTGTAAATGCCGTCAGCCTTGGGCGTTGCAATCCGCCCCATGCGCACCGCCACTGCATTCAGGCTGGTCATCAACTGGTCCGCCGTGTCTTTCAACCGCGTGAATTGCGGCGGCTCCAAAATCTGTTCAGGCGTGGCAGCAACACCCGCATCATCACGCTTCAATTCACCCTTGCGCGGCCCTTGCGCCAGCGAGGCAAGCTCACCCTGCACAGGCGCAGGCGCTCTCAAACTGGGTGCAGGTTCAGCTTCCACCGCCCGTGGCGGCAAGCCCCGCACCTGTCGTGCTTCCACATCTAGCACATCGCCCAAGGCAGGCGGCTCCACCTCAGGCTCAACGGCTTTTGTTATCGTGGGTGTTTCCTGCCCCAAATTTGAGGCTGGAAGCGGTTCGTCTGTTTTGGCTGTCACACCCTCAATTTTGGACGAAACCACATCAGGTGCCTTTGGCGCGGCCTCAACTGTCAAGTTTTCCTTGACTGCTGGTTGCCCACCCTTCCCCACCACCGCACCCGCCGCACCGCCGATGGCAGCACCAAGTCCGGTGGCAATGGCGGTTTGCTTCGGGTCGAAGCTTTCACGATCCCCACCACCAATTTCCGCACCCTGCACCACGGCATCAACTGTGGCATTGACAAGGCCCGCATCCACGGCACCCGCAAAGAACCGTGCCATCCACGGCGCTGTTTTCACGCCTGCAAATTCCACCACCTTCGCACCCGGTCCAAGGGGTGTGAAGTTTTCAGGGGATTGTAAACTGCCCCACAGCTGCCCGCTCAACGCGGCAAGCCCATCCAATGGCGTTTCCCATTGCGGCATGCTGTCATAGGCATCAACAGCAATGTCGCGGTCCAGCTGGTTGGTGGTTTGGCCCTTGGTGCCGCCCGCAAGCGTGCCGGTGTAATAGGCCTGTTCTTCATTGGCGCGAAAGCGTTCCATAAAGCTGGGCATGGGCTGGTTTTCAAGGCTGGCCCGCTCGGCATCTGTCAGTTCAAAGTCGAGTTCATCAAACGGGTTCATGGTCCCTGCCTTCCATCCACACTGCCATCGGCATTCAAGGTTTCAACCCAGCCATCAGGGTAAGTCAGTTCCACCGCGCCATTGGCCAGCTTGCGCCGCACCGGCTGGTCACGGTTTTTCGAGAATTGCTCGGCTGCACCCTGCCCAAACTTGGCATCAAACTGCGGGGCCATCTCAGGGTTTTTGCGCAGTAAATTGATTTGCGCTGCATTGGGCGCTTTGGCGCGGCCCGCTGCTTTGGCATTGGGGTTTGCAGGCTCCGGTCCACGGCGGTAGCCTGTTTGCACCTTTGGCTTTGGCGCATCGCCCGCCATGGCCTTGTCTGCCATGTCGGTGCGCCGCGCCTCACCATAAACTTGCAAGTGCCCGCGTGTCGGCATTTGGCCAAGGTTCATTTCGCGCATCAGGCCAAGGCCCATTTGCGCCGTCACCTCGCCAATGCCACGCTGTTCAAACACTTGCACCATCACATTGTCGGCAAGTGGTCCAAACTGTTTTTGCATTTCTCCCATCATGGTTTCCAGTTCGGGCTGCAATGCATCGGGGTTGTCTTCGACAAGTTCAATCCGGTCAGCAAGGCCCCGCGCCTCAGCCACGGTCAAGGGTTGGCGCAGTTTTTCCGGCACACCCAAGGCGGCTTGTGCATCCAATCGTGCAAAGGCTTTGGCTTGTGGCTCTTCAGCTTTCGCAATTTCAGGGAATGCCAGTTCCGCTGCTGCTGCCGGGTCTTCGCGCCGTTGCTTCAAAATCTGTTGCGCCTGTTTGTCAGCCGCTTCAAACACCTGCTGCTTTATGGCAAAACCTTCTTCACCGGCTTTCGGTTCCAGCCGTGCCAAGGTGGCTTCAATCTGTTCGGCATTTTGAATGGGCATGGTCGAGGTGGCTTCCCACAACTTCCGTTTCATGCCCCGCAGTTCCAGCCATTGCGCCGCATCATCCGGCCCTAAAGCACGGGCCACGGCATTGGCGTCAATCGGTGCACCGTCCAATGTGCCGCCCTGCCCCGTGGTTTCCAAGCTGGCCAAGTCATCGGCCATCGCTCGCTTCAAGGTGTATTTTTGCAGCGCACTTGCCGCCGTTGCTTTTTCCGTCATCTGCCGGGCATCAACGGCCAAGCCATCACGCATGCGCTTGAAGGTTTCCGGTGCCAGTGCCGCCAGCGGGCTTGAAGGGTCAGCATATTGTTCGTCTAAGCCATCCACAAAGGCCAGCTTGGCCGCAGGGTTGTCAAGCGCATCAAACACCCCTTGAATGCGCGAGGTCACTAAGCCCGTGGCAATGTCCTCGCGCTTGCCCCGTGCCTGTTCTGGCGTAATCGCACCACTGGCCAAGGCCGCATCCACACTGGCATGGGCTTGTGATGCAAGGGCTGAAAGCCGCTCGTCACCATCTTCATTCGCCCCGATTAAATAGGCTTGCCGGTCAATGCCTTTGGTTGCTTCGTCAACCGCAGCAAGGGCAGCGGTTTTGCGTTCCCCCTCAACCTTCTGCTCATTGCGTGAAGCCACATCACGGCCAAAGGTCAACAGCTGGCCCGCAGCCCGCTCTTTGATCTTCATCGAAACTTCAGGCCCAATCTCGCCCGCTTGCTTCACATATTTGTCGGCCACCTCTTTAATCGCAGCCTGAAACGCCGCAGGGTCGTCCTTGTTGTTCTCATAGGCCGCACCCAGCTCAGCATCCATGCCGGCTTGCATTTTCCAGCCAGCCGTTTCAAAAATCGCCCGGTCATGGGCATCCCCCGCAATCGTGCCATCCCTGCGCAAAGCCAGTGGCTTTGGCTCCGGCACATTCACTTGCATCTCATATTCAGGGGTTGACGGCGTGAATGCGGCTTGCGGGTTAACGTTACCACCAATTGCAGCACTGCCAACACCACCACGCAATTGCGGCATGCGCCCGGCAAGGCCAGCATCAATTGCAGCTTTCATGGCAGGCGTATATCGCCCACCTTTGTCCGCATAGTTCCACGCTTTTGCACGGTCTGTGTGTTCATCCAAATGAATGCCACCGCCGCGCATTTCCATGCCCACGCCACCAAATTTCGATGCAGCCCAAAATTGGCCCAAAGGCGCAAGCGCATCACCTTCAAGTTTTTTGCCATCCGGTCCGATCACATACCAGTCACCAGCTTTGCCGTGGTCGTGCCGCGTCGATCCCGTCCGACGATTACCCTGCCCAATGCCGTCTTGTCCGCCGCTGAACAATTGAACCTTGTAACCATCGCCATAAACCGAAGCCACGGCTTGCTGCACTTTGGCAGAAAGCGTTCCCGTCACCGGCTTGTTGCGGGTCGCACCTTGGTTGGCCACAAGCAATTCAGCCATGCGCCCTGTACTGTTGGCAGGCGCTTGTCGCACCGCGCCTTGCGGCTCCCTGCGTCCAGTTCCACTTTCGTCAACCTTACCCGGCTTCAACTTGAAACTCACTTCCGGCAAGCCAATGCCAGCATCAGCTTGTCGCGTGGCCGCGTCATAGGCCGAAGTTGCAGCCGCCTTGTCAGCAATCTTTCCAAGCCGTGCACTCAGGCCTTGGAACACCTGCGCCACTTGCCGAAATTCACTGCCATCATCAAACGGTGCTGAAACATAATTGCCACCGGCATCAGCCCGCCCGTTGAACGTTTCAAAATCCTTGGAAGCCCGCATGTTCAACCCCGTTCCGCAATATCAGCAGCACCATTTGCCAATTGTCCAAACGCCGCAAAAGCCCCTTGGCGCTTCGCACTTTTCGCCATGCTGCGAAGGCCAGAAGCCCTTGCCCGTAACATGGCACGGCGTGCATCTTGCGTGCTGCGATCAATCGACAATTCACTGGCCGCACGGGACTTCGCTTCATAAGCCGTATCAGCCGCAAGGCCACTTCCCAAGTCAATGCCGCTTGCCGCTGCCGTCACACTGTTTTCACCCAGCACTCGCATCAACTCGCGCTTCATGGCGGTTTGCTTTTGCACCGCCTGTGTGTCACTGGCCACGGCCTCAATCTCGGTTTCAGCCGCTTGCGCTTTGTAACTGTTGGCTTGCGCCCGCGAAGCACCAATGGTGGCAAGCGCCCCGCCCACTGTGGCCGCACCTGAAAGAATGCCGGAAGCCGTCAAGCCCGTGCTGGCAATGGCAGAGCCAACACCCGCCGCCGCCGTCTTCACCCCTGCAAACAACATCGGAACAAAATGCATTTTCGTCTCCTCAAATTGCCGCTTCAGTGATGACGCTTTTCACTGTCATCCGGCCCGGTCGTAATTGTGTAATCACCAATGTGGGTTCATCCACAAAGCCGCCAAAGCCTGAAAGTTTAATCAAGCCGGTGTAACCCGCTTCCAATTCCGGCACATCTGGCACTTGCCCAAAGCGGCGCAGGTCATAGTCATAAATTTTTCCGCCATTGCAGCCAAAGGCAATGCTGGTGGTGTTCTCAACAAACACCTGCACCGTGTGAATGCGGCTCTTTTTTTGCAGCCAAATGTCAGGGCCAACCATGCGCGAAAACGGCAGCGTTTCCGCCCGTGGCGGCACCCAGCGGCCAACGGTAATGGCACGGGCTGCAATCTCAATTTCAATCTGCCCGGCTTCAACCGTGTAAGGCCCCAGCACATGACCATCGGCCAAGGCCCACACCTCTTGCCCCTCAAGGTGGGAAAGCCCGGCGATCAACGTCACGGCATAGGGGAATACAAAGCTCATTGCCGCATCGAGCAGCAAACCATTTTCTTGCCGCTCAACGGTGCGGGCAACACCAGCGCCGCGTGCACGCTCCACAATCACCGTCAACTCGTTTCGATTGTTGACGGCACAGGCCTTGACCAAGCCCTCAGTGTCAAGGCGGCTAAAGCCCGTTAACTCCTGTTCACGCAGCAAAAATATGCCGCGCATCTTGCCATCGGCATTCACCACCGCCGCCATGTTGGCGCTTTGCTTGCTGGCCTTGCGCTTCACTGCAATGTCAACCACATCCTCAACCAGATGATAGCCCAGCAAAGACAAGTCAGTTGCGGTGTAATTGCCGTCAATATCGGTGTAACGCATCTCACCAATAAAATCGCCGGATTTGTGAACGTAAACCGCAGCCCCTTCATTATCCACCACCGGCACATGCGCCGCCACACCATGGTCGGTTGCGGGCACATGTTTTGGCGGTGCAGTTTTTGACAAGCCATTTTGTGAACCCGCAACCCAGTAATTTCGCTCCGAGGTCATCACCAAAAGAAACTGGTTGTTGACGATATTCTCAATCCGCTCACCACCCGGAATGTTGAGAGGAATAACAAAGCTGCCATCCGCTGTTGAAAGCCGTTGGTCAAAATCAAAATAACGTCCGGTGATGGATTTCATCCACGCATTGGGCAAGCTTTTGAAGCCCCCCAGCAAAAGCGATTGTTGATAGAACGTGCCACAGCGCGGCCAGCCCCGTGCGGCTGAAACAATCGGTTCACCAGGTGCCACACCCACAACGGTTTTATTAGTAAGCAACGCCGCATCACTTTTGTTCACAACCCGGCCCGAAACGCCCCAGACGTCGCCCAGGTTTTCCGTTCCACCAAACACAATTTTAACACGGAAAGGTGCCGTCGCACTCACCACAGAAACGGTCACACCAGGCTGCACATTCGGCAATTGTAAAATCGCAGCTTCGATGTTGGCAGCGAGAACGGTCATATCAGGCGTGGTGCCAGCGGGTGGTGCGGTACTTTCCCCGCGAATGCTTCGCGTCTCTTGGTTGTTCACGGTTATGGTGAAAGCAATGTTGTCCCAATAAGGGGCTGCACCTTCATGAAAGCCAATGAATTCCAGTTCAAATTCACTGGCCACACCATTCACATACACCGCGCCATAGTCGTAGTTCGGCACATCGGTTAAAGGTGCATCGCCCACCGCCCATGTTGTTGGTGCACCATGCACCATGCGCCAAGGGGCCACATCCTCATGAAAGGTCAGTAGCGTGTCGAGGTCTTGTGTGAACAGCACTTCCCGCACTTGAGTTGCAGAATACACATGGTTGAATTGGTAAAGCTTGGCCGCCTCGCCCCACACTTCCACTTGAGCCGCATTCAGCACAAGGTCATACACATTGCCGTTCAAAGCCGCGAAGGGAATAATCCGTTCTGACGTAATGGCCGTGTCACCAATGTGTCGAAGGCCCGGCGTTAATGTAAAGCCGCCTTGCGGCAACAGCTCAATGCGTGTCGCCTGTTTCAATCCGGCAGCGTGATATTTCAGGCCCGTGCGTTGGTCAAAGCGCGGGCCAATTTCACCCGCACTGAACACGGCTTGCAGTTTACCGGGGCGCGCAACCATTATGAGGCCCAAGCATCAAGAAGCGGGTTCGATTGCGGCAATGTCCGCACAGGTGAATTGCGGGCATCCGCCTGAATGGCAGCACCCATCAACCCACCACGATAATTCATGGAAGGCGGTCCAAACGCCTCATCCTTTTTCGCCATGCTCACCTGCTTGTCATCGGCCATGGCCAGTGCCAATTCGCCAGCAAATGCCACGGTAAAGGCATGGGTAAAGCTGCCGCTCCACCGTTCGGGGTGTTGGTTGATCAGCAGCTGCGCAAAGCACGTCTCATCATCGGAATAAACCTTGTCGCCTTCACGCTCAAAGCGCAGCAACACATCGTCAGGGTCTTTCGAACGCATCAGCCGTGAGGGGGGAATAACAAAGCCCCGCGGCACCACAAACTGGCTGCGATAGCCATTGGCATAAACCGTGTGATTGGGTGGTGGCGCCAACTTGGCCAGCTGCACCGTTTCGCGCATAAAGGTCCAAGGGTGAAGGTCAAAGCAAAAGCCCAAAAGGCTATCAAAAATCAGTTCCACCTTTTGCCCGCCCGGCGTTTCATCATCGAGCGACTGCAAAGCGTCATTGCCAAACAAGGCGCAAGCACGGTTGGCAATCAAAAGGCGGGTCACGTCAGTCATTGGAAACCATCCGGCAAAGGGGAAAAGAGAGGTGGTGCTGGCAACAGCATGACTTGCCGCCAGCACCATTCGTGCGCACAAACAAATTTTAAGCGACGGTCTGAAGCACAATCGTGCAAGTGGTGGAGTTAGCAACGGTCACCACATACTGCTTGAACACAGGCGTGCCATCCACATCCATCACCGCCATGATAATATCGCCTTTGCGAAAACGGGTCACAAAAGCCGCATCAAAGAAATAGTTGGCGGTTTGCACCGTGGCTGCGTCGTCTTGTGTGTGGAACGTCCAAACGCGCTTGGTTTCTTCGGGGCTACCAGCACCAGCAGAAACCGTAATGCCAAGGGCAGAAAGAAGGAAAAGACCCTTCATGCTTGTTGCAAGAGACATAGGAAAAACTCCTCAATAAATTGAAAATGAAAACATGAGTAGAAGGAAGGGCGACTTACGCCGCCCAACCTGATTAGTTTGTGGTAATGCCGGTGATGTCGTTCTTCACGCGAATGCGGGCAATGCCTTGCGACAGAAGATTGACGGCAGTGCCTTCACTTTCTTGACGCAACGACCATTCGCCATATTCATTGTCCCAAGCGAAATAGGTTTCGATCATGAAGTTTTCTGCCCAGCCCCATGCCGGTTTGTGGAACACAAACAAGTCAGCAGTCGCGCCCGTGGAAGGCAGGTAATCGTCCGGCACCACAATCCAGTGCACTCCGGCCCACGTGCGGCTTTCCGTCAGGCTACGCAGCGGCAAATCTCCACCACTCCATTGACTGTTGGAAAACTCTTTCTTTCCCATCAGCGTGGAGTAATCAATATCGCGCAACAAACCATACACATTGCCATCACGCGGGATTTTGTTTTGCCCGCGCCACTTGCCAAGAGCAAACAGCGTGTTACCCACATTCAGTTCAGCAGCCGAAATGTCAAAGAACTGCGTTGTGCCTGTCGTTGGCGCAACAGCGTTGAACTTGTCAGTAATTTCCTTGTCAACAGCCGCACCCAACGCCATGGCACCAGCGTTCACCAGTGCTTCCTTTTCGTTGACAGTCTGGCGCGTCATGTCGAACTTGCCGATCCAGTCAAAAGTTTCCCATGTCTGCAAATCCGCACTGGCTTGGGATTTTGCAACGTTGCCGGGGGTTGCTTTTTTGCGACGCTCTTTTTTCTGGGCTGTGGTGGAGCCGTGAACGGGCCACCATGCTTTTTTGCCTTCCAGCCGACCTTCTGGCATCAGAAGGCCCTTCAGAATGTTGCCACGGTTTTGGTAAACATGCGTCACGCGCGAACGGTATTGTTCAACATAGTGGGTATCAGCTTGAATAGTCATTTGGAAATTCTCCGTTGATCAAGTGTGTCGGTTGATCACCGGGTTTGGATAACCTTCACTGGCTTCAAGTCCGGTCCTGTGAAGGATAACGGCGGCAGTGAGGGGTCCTGCCCCTGTGCTGCCGCCGATGGTAATGGCGCTCCACTGCCGTCAACGTGATGTGCTATTTTTTGTTGTAGAAAGCGCTCCAAGCCGCGTCATATTGAGCCCGCACAGCTTTGTCATATTTGGCATTCATTGGGTCCACGCGCGGGTCACTACCCATCGCATGAAGCTTTTCAGCCGTCATGGCACCCTGCCCACCACCCTGCCCACCCATGGCAAAGCCAGCACCACCTTGTGCCCGCAGCGCCTTGATCAGTTCAACGCCACCCGGCGTCAGCACAAGGCTTTCCAGTTCGGCTTGGCCGTGTTCTGAAAGCTTCAACTGCTTTGAAAGATTATCCGCCCAAGCCAAGCTTTCGGTTTCAAACTGCTGCACCGCTTGCTTGGCGGCATCATTCAATTCACTGTGGCCCAACACCTTGGCAATGCCGGTCACCGTGGCTTTCACATCCAGCACATCGGCAAAGGCCCCTGCTTCAGCAAGTCCACCCATCACCTTGTCGGCAATGCCAGCGGCTTGTTTTTTAGTGAGGCCCAATTCCACAGCGGCTTTCGAGAACTGCTGTGCCATGGGTGATTTGGGGTCAAAGTGTGGCTTGGCCTTGTCGTTGGTAATTTCCAGAACAAGGTCTTCGACTTTGGAAAGTGCAGGTTCCCGTTCACTGTGGGCTTTGTGAAAGCCTTGATAGGCTGGCATCACCTTTTTCAAGGTTTCCTCTGCCGTGGCACCGCGCATGTTTTCTGGCAACGCATTCCAGAACGGTTCACCGCCGCCCTGTTGTTGCTGTTGTTGCTGCTGGCCGTCGCCACTGCCCTGCTGGTTTTGTTGTTGCTGCTGTTGATTGTCGTCTGCCATTGTCATGCCTCTTGTTTTGTTGAAGGTGAAGCGGGCTTTCTGGCCTCATGGATCATGCGCAAAAGGTCATCCACCACCACCCGCTGGCCGCAAGCCTCAGCATGAAGCTGCAACGCCACATCTGCCCGAAGCCCCAGCGCATTCACATTGTTGAAGCGCCGAATATAAGCCCCGACCAAATACTCAAACATCACCTGCCCATCAGGTGAATTGTAAACATTCAAAATCGACTGGCACAGCCGCAAGCGTTCATCGCCATGCAGTTTCTGCTTTTCACGGATCTGTGAAAGTTGTTCTGTGCCACCAAACAAATCAGCCATGGCAGGGTCAACCCCCGCCTGCTTCAGCAATTCTTCCAAGGCCAAGCTGTCAAAACTCATGCTGCCACCTGTGCCAGTTCGCCACCGCCCGCACCAAGGCCTTGCGCTGCCGCCATGGCCATGGCTTGCGCCTGTGCCGCCTCATCTATTTCTTTGATTTCATCTTCGGACGGCAAATAGCGTTCCGGCATTGCAAGGTCACGGGCCATGTCGGGAATAACCACATCAAGTTTCACATGGCGGTTCATGCCGGGTGCAGCCATTTGGGCTTGCGTCCACATCACAACGATTTCCACAAACTGCGTCACCTTCTGCCACTTCTCGGCTTCACGCGCCAAGGCCATCGGGCTTGCCACCTGAATGTCCACGAACAGGCGGTCAATGTTCACCGTGTCAGGCAGTTGCTTCAGGTCATAGGCAATTTCCATCACCCGCTTCACCGCAGGCACCATGATTTCCATGATCAGGCGACCAAAGGCTCCCATGTGGTCACTGGCCAAACGTTTGACACGTTCCAGAATTTCCGTGGCTGAACGCACAGCCGCACCATCAGGCGGCAGTTGCATGTCGTTCATGGCCTCTTGAATGGCCATGCGGAATTCCTTGATAATGATTTGGGAAAGATCAATGCGCGGGTCAGGCAGCTTTGAGATTGAAGGACCAAGCGCACCGCCGTTGCGGGCCACTTTCCAAAACGCGCCTGGTGTAATCGGCGCATTGTTCGGGTTGAAAACCCCATCATCAATCGCTGTGTAAATGCCCAGCATGGCAATGGCAGCGGCTTGAAGGTTCAGTTTGACTGCGGTGTTGACGGCCTTGATCGTCGGCATCGCCAATAGCAGTGGGCCACGGCCATAAGTTTCACCCGGCACCTTGAAATAGCGCGGCGTAATCCACGGGCAGGTGCGGCTTGTCGAACGGTCAAATTCATAACCCTCCGTGTTGTCGTCGTTCTTGCAATCCTTTGACCAGGCCACGCGCACCCAGCGCATTTTCATCACGTCAAAAACCGTGTCCTGGTTCAATTCAATTTCAGTTTCGGGCTTTGCAGCAAGTTTTTCCCGCAGGTCTTTTGGCCACTTCTTCGCGGCCTCCTCGCCGAATTCATCGCGCAAATCCTGCAACGACCATTTTTTGCACCAGTAAATCCCGTTAACCTCGTTAAAGCCGTTGCTGGAAAGCATCACGTCTTCAAGGCTGGCCGTCACAAAACGTGCGGTTTGGCGCACAGGGTCCGCCACAATCAGCATGCAACCCGTGCCCGCCATCAGGTCCAGGCACATTTCCGCCAAGGCCAAATCCCATTCGCCGGTTTGGAAGTGGGCACCAATGACGGTTTTGATAATTTCAAGCTGGCCAGCCAATTGCTTCTGGTCATCTTTGGTCATGGTGGCCTTGGCCAGCGGGCCGGGCTTCAAATCAAAACCCTGCTGGCCTGCCGGTGAAATATCTTGCGCCACCCGGTTGGCCGAGCGGAAAGCCGAAACAATCGCCGTGTGGTCAAACACGCGGTTGGTGCGCTTTTCGCCCTTGCCAGATCGGGAAACGCCGCGCCTGTAGGGAATGGCATATTCAAAGCAATCATCAAGGATCGGTTTGAATTGGTCTTTTTCACCTTGCGCAGCTTTGCTCCGCGCCATCATGCCCTTCAAGCTGGTGTCCATGGTTTAAGCCGCAGCCAACCCGCTCGTGCCCTCAGCACCCATGAACGTCAAAAGGCTACGCCCACGTTTGCCACCTGAACGGCCCGCAGCCGCATCAGCCAAGGCCCCGTCTTTCGACATTTGCGCCAAAGCGCGGCGTTGGTTTGCGGCACCCTCAGCCCGCGCCAGCGCGCCCGCCTTGTCTTTGCCACCGCCAAGTAATCCCATCACTTTGTCTGCCATGGTCGTCTCCTTCAGGGTTCACAGGCTTAAACCCCGCAGCCCGCGCAATGCGCAGGCCAGCAGGCGTCACAGCCCTTGTATGAACCTCAAAGTAACCCGACTGTCGCAGCGTCAACGTGATGGTGCGAATAACCGCCACCATGCCGGAAGCCCCCACATTGGGGTTCACCGCAAACCAAGCTTCAACCGTGCCATCATCCAACGGCACAAACCCACCCACAACAAAAGCCACCCCCAACCCGTTGCGCCCCGCAAAGGACATTCCAGCCCCAAGCTGCACCCGATACATGGCCATTTGCGCATGTGTCGCATGCTCAACCACCTCCACAAGGTCGCCGATGGTGCAAGGGCTGTGCAGGGTGTTGGTCATTGCCGCGCCCCGTCATCTATCATGCTGGGCAAATCCAAAGGGCTTTTCAGCCAGCGCCATAAGTGCCGGAAGTTGCCAGTGTTGATCACCTCTGCTGATGGTGGGTACACTTCAACCGCCACAGCCCCTTCGCCCCACACCAAGGTTTTGAGCGATTGTAATTCGTCCCACGTCACCTGCCCGTCATGTTCAATTTCAAGGCGGTCGACATCGGTATCAAGCCAAATCGCCCGCACATGCGAAAAACCAACCGGCACAGCAAGGTTAACCCGCATCCCTCAAACTCCATGCACATCAAAATCTTTGCGGCCACTGCCCCAGCCACCTTGGGGTGCGCGTGAATTATGCCCGCGCATGTCATCGGCCAGCGCCCTTGCCGTTACACGGCGGAAGCCGCCAATGCCATATTGCAGCGCGTCCATCGGGTCTGAGCATTCGGCTTGCTTATCCGGCGTTGTTTCCCATTGGCTGCTGGCACCGGCAGGCCTGCGCTTGAAGCGATAGGCGGAGGCAAAACCATTGATCAAAATCCGGTTTGTCGGGTGTGGCGAAATGCGCAAGCGCCGCGCTTCGCCCTGCACCACCGTTGTCAGTTCCTTGCGGATCACATCAAGCCGCAAGGCAATCTCGTTCGAGCCACCAAAGGGAATGCGCACCGTGCGCCCCATGATGACCTCACCGAATTCATGGAACGAAAGCTGCCCGCCTTCCTTGTCGCCACCATATTGGCTGGCAGGGTCAGACCAGATTTCAATTTCGCTGCACCCCGGCCATTCGGCATCGACAAGGGCTTTCACGTTTTCCCAAAACCGCACTGAGCCATAACCCGTGCCCGGCGCAAAGGTGCGGATCACATTCAGGAAGCCCGCTCCATCCGGCTGCATGAACACCGCCGCAGGCCGCAGGCCACCGGTGCTGCCATCCACGCCAATGATCAGCGGCAGCTTTGGGTTTGGTTCAATGATCTTTTGCGCCACATGCAAATGCTCGCGGAATTCTGAAACAAACACCGGCAAGCCATCGCGCGAATAGCCCCACTCGTTCAGGATCAAACGCCGCACCTTCCAGTCTTCCCAGCTGTCAGCCAGCTTGGTGTAATAATCAGGGTCAAGCATTTTCAGATTTTCAGCAGCAGGGTTCACCATCCGGCTGGCCATGCTGCCATCGGCATTCCAGATCACGTTCAAACCCGCAGGGGCGGAATGCAGCAAGCGTGTTTCTTTCCGCTTTTCCACCAGCATGTCATAAAGGTAATTGCTTTTGTCCGGCGCGTTGAAGGCTCCCGTCACCTGCTTGGTGCGCTTCTCACCATCGGCCAAATCTTTCATGTCCGGGTATCGGCCCACACGGCTCTCGCCTTCTTCGATTGCGGCCAGCGAGAATTGGTCAGTTTCGTCAAAGATGATCCGACTATATTGCCGCCCGCGCAACAGCACCTCAATGTCGTTGTCATCAAGCCCCATGAAGTCGGTTTCCAGTTCCACCTTCACAGGGTTCAAGCTGCCCGCCCGCACAGGGTCTTGAAAGCGCAAGGTGTGGGTGGCAGGGCGATCCTCCCCACCTACGAAACTTGATCCCGGATAATTCCTTGGAAACCAGCCATGCCATGATTTCAAAATCGTGGCCTTGGCCGTGCGCCATGTTTTGCGCAGCACCAGCGCCCGGTCGCGCACCCAACCATCCTGGCACAGGCCTTGGTCTACACCATCCGCCACACGCTTCAAGCACATGGTGGTGGTCTTGCCCTGCCCCACAGGCCCCATCAGGAAGGTCGATAGCGAGGTGCTGTCATTCAGGAAGGCAAGGCTATCAGGCCCCGGCGCTTGCCACATCATCAAATCGCCTTGGTGCCCCGGTTCCAGCCCGTACAACTCCAAGCGTTCATCCTCAGTCAGATCGGCAAAGGCCTTATCCAAAAACTCAACCATGCCCAACCCCCAACCCTTGGGATTGCGCGAAGATGTTTCCGGGCAAAAGCAAGCCCAATTTTTTTCCGGTCGCCCCTATGTGGGACTTCCCCTCCCTACAGGGGGGGGCGGGGGTGGCTTCGGGGGAAGCGCTTCCTGCATCGGCAGCTGGCCATGCGCTTGGTGCATGCCATACAGCTACATAAGGATATGCACATGTCGATATGCCAAAACAGGGGGACGGCTGAAATATCGGGACCGTCTGATTTCTAATCAG